AATATTATACGGATGGCCGCTATTCACGGGAATTTGAATTAAAGTTGGGCAAATTACAAATTTGCCATTTGGGGACACCATATAAATGCGTCCCCGGTGTCCCCCATTCCATAGAGTTTTGAGTGTCCCCAATTCAATATGCCTCGAACGCAGTCGTTTTGTGTTAATGCTAAAAATATCTTCCTTACTTATCCCAAATGCCCAATTCCGAAAGAGCAAATGCTCGAACTTCTTCAGTCAATAAATTGCCCATCTGATAAATTATTTATCAGAGTGGCACAAGAAAAACACCAAGATGGGTCTCTGCATATCCATGCCCTCATCCAATTCAAAGGTAAATCCAAATTCAGAAACCCCAGACATTTCGATGTCACTCACCCTAATAACGCCACCCAATTCCACCCAAACTTCCAGGGAGCTAAGTCCAGCTCTGATGTCAAGTCCTACATCGAGAAGGACAGTGATTACATCGACTGGGGTCGGTTTCAGATCGATGGACGATCTGCTAGAGGAGGTCAACAGACAGCTAATGATGCTGCAGCAGAGGCCTTAAATGCGGGTTCTGCTGAAGCGGCGTTAGCAATAATAAGGGAAAAACTCCCAAAAGATTTTATTTTTCAATATCATAATTTAAAATGTAATTTAGATAGGATTTTTACACCTCCTGTGGAGGTCTATGTTTCTCCTTTTTGTTCTTCTTCTTTTGATCAAGTTCCACAAGAACTTGAAGAGTGGGCTGCTGAGAACGTCGTCAGTGCCGCTGCGCGGCCATTACGACCCATGAGTATAGTAATAGAGGGCGACAGTAGAACGGGCAAGACAATGTGGGCCAGGTCACTAGGTCCACACAACTATTTGTGTGGACATCTCGACCTTAGCCCAAAGGTCTATAATAATGACGCCTGGTACAACGTCATTGATGACGTCGACCCGCACTACCTAAAGCACTTTAAGGAATTCATGGGGGCCCAAAGGGACTGGCAATCAAATACAAAGTACGGCAAGCCAGTTCAAATTAAAGGCGGAATTCCCGCTATCTTCCTCTGCAATCCAGGACCCAATTCCAGCTATAAAGAGTTCTTGGATGAAGAGAAGAATTCCGCACTCAAAAATTGGGCTTTAAAGAATGCGACCTTCATCACCCTCGAGGGCCCACTCTACTCAGGTTCCAATCAAAGTGCAGCACAGGCTAGCCAAGAAGGGGACCAGGCGTCGTCGCGTTGACCTAGACTGCGGCTGTTCATACTTCATCGCATTACGCTGCCACGGCTATGGATTCACGCACAGGGGAACCCATCACTGCAGCTCAAGCAGAGAATTCCGTGTTTATCTGGGAGATAACAAATCCCCTGTATTTCAAGATAATCGACCACCACCACCGGCCATTCATGAGGAACCACGACATCATAACAGTCCAAGTACGGTTCAATCACAACCTGAGGAAAGCGTTGGGGATACACAAATGTTTTCTAACCTTCCGAATCTGGACGACCTTACAGCCTCAGACTGGTCATTTCTTAAGGGTATTTAGGACCCAAGTATTGCAGTTTTTAAATAATTTTGCTGTAATTAGTATAAACAATGTAATTAGAGCTATCGATCATGTATTATGGAATGTAATAGCGCAAACAATTCATGTACAGAGTTCAAACATAATAAAATTCAATCTTTATTAATTTCAGTTGGTTACAGAGTCATAAAAATAAATCCGTATCTTTAAAGTAGCATACACAGGGTTAGAGGCGTGGGTACACGCCATATACAACATTAACGCATTCTCACTATGATTCTCATACTTGCCAGCCTCTTGCTGGTTATACACAACATAATTGTTAACCCTAATAAACTTCTTCACGAGAGCCTGCTCCTTTGATGCGTATTGACCACCTGTAACGGTTGCATGCCACTTCCTCAACACCTGGTACCTATCACGGTGCACATTCTTCACGGTAGCCGTACTAGGCTCATTATCAAACATGTTAAACACCTCACCAAAATCTTGAGGCTTATCAACGGGCCTACGATCCCTAACCAGAAAAAACATAACACTATTCGTATGATTCTTAGTCTTTATATTCTCATCCATCCAAATCTTGCCCAGAACATAAACAGACTTAACACAGAACCTTTTACCAACTCTGTGGGTCAGACCAGTACCACGCGTAACATCACTAACACACATTACTTTACCAATGTGCTGGATATCATGTCTGGACTCAAAGGACTGGACCTTACACGGGCCTTCACATCCCCTAGGAACATCTGGGCTTCTGTACATCCTGTACATCCTGGGCTTCCTGTTCATGGGCCTGTTGGCCCATGCTTTTGCTTTGGTGACGCGGACAATGGGGGCAGCAGCACGGCTGGTATATGGGCTGTCGAAGTTGAGACGGCGGCGTACCTTCGAGGCGGGCGTGGAAATGATTATATCTGCTGGTCGCTTCGACATAATTTCTAGCCCTAATAACCGAGATCAAATCCCTGATTAAATCGTAACCGAGAGTGTCTGGAGAATACGTCTTTTCTACTAGCTGCAGATATTTAACTGCTAACATACACCTAAAACCGTGAACGGTTTCGGGGAACTCGTTTACTAATGGATCCCACATTGGTATGTGTGCAATACTTGGGGACCAAGTTTAAATAGGGGAAAATTGAATAATTAAGCTATGAGGGACATTTTTAATTGGTCCACATGTCATTGTCAGCACGTGTGTTGTGGGGCCCACACGAAAAAAATCGCGGCCATCCGGT